AGCTACTATGTCTATTGTTGATACAGTTCCCGGCGTAGGCTGTATTGATAGAAACTCTATTCAGCACATCGGTACTGACATACTATTCTTAGATGACACAGGGCTTAGGAGCTTTGGTAGAACCATACAAGAGAAGTCTATGCCGATAAGTGACCTCAGTGGTAACATCAAGACTGAGTTCATTGAGACTCTTGTTAACCGACAGGGGCCAGTAGCAACTATCTATTCACCAGAGAATACATTTTACCTCGTGTCGTTTCCATCTAATAACCTTACGTACTGCTTTGATCTTAAGGGTAGGACAGAGAATGGATCATATAGGGTTACGCGTTGGCCCAGTTCAGCCTTCTTCTCTTTTGAAACTATAAGATCAGGAGAGCTTCTTGTGGGTAACAAAGAAGGTCTTAGCCTCTACTCAGGATACTCAGACAACGGTGCGCCTTATCGCTTTAGGTACTACAGTCCGGGGTTAACCTTTGGTGACCCTTCAAAGCTAAAGATCCTTAAGAAGCTTAGGCCCACCATTGTAGGTGCTAACTCAGCTACGGTGTTTCTTTACTGGGCTTATGACTTTAGCACCACGTTTAAATCCCAAGCATACACTGTAGGTAATCAAGATCCAGCCTTCTATAACATTTCTGAGTTCAACATAGGTGAGTTCACTGGCGGTACTTTGGTTTCCAGAAGGGCCGTTAACGCCACAGGAGATGGAAGTGTAATAACAATTGGACTTGAAGCAGACGTCAATGGGTTCGCTTTGTCACTACAAGAAATTAACGTACTAGCACTGATAGGTAAAACACTATGAGCAACTACACACCAACAACAAACTTTGCTGCTAAGGATGCTTTGCCTTCAGGTGATCCAGCTAAGATTATCCGAGGTGCTGACTTTAGCGCAGAGTTCAATAACATCGCAACAGCAGTAGCGTCTAAGGCTGACACAGCTAGTCCTACGTTCACAGGCACTGTAACAATCGCTGACCTAAACTTTGTAGGTACGTTGGATTCAGGAACAATTGACGGAGGTACTTACTAATGAGTTTACAAGCATTTCTTACGGGCCTTGGAAGCAGTCTTGGAACTGCCGCATCTAACATAGGCACTTCAATTGTTGACAATGCAGGCAGTGTTGCTTTAGGCGGCGCTGGTTTGTTGTTAGGTAAAGAGGCTTACGACAGGCTAGGAACCATAGGAGATCAAGCTCTTGTAGGCTCTCAAATTGAAGGCCCTGACGGGACGCTTATAGACGTACCCGGAGCTTTAGACATTGCACAACTGGGGATTGACCAGTCTACATTTCAACCCTTCACTGTAACGTCTGCAACTGGCGGTCGGTTCGGCTACAATCCTACAACTGGCGCTGCCACGATGGGACTGTCTCCACAAGAGCAAGCCTTGCAGGGTATGTTAATGAACCAAGCTCAGTCAACACTGGGCGCTACACCTTACGGACAGCAGGCAGGACGCACAGCAGCAGAGCAAGCCTACGGCCTCGGTAGTGGCTTTATGACTTCTGCTGGTATGCCTACAGCAGGACGTGAAGCTGATGTATATGAGCGCATCCGGGCTACTCAGAGGCCTGAGGAAGAACGACAGCGTATGGCTCTAGAGGAGCGTCTGTTTAACCAAGGTCGCTCAGGTGTCTCTACTAACATGTACGGTGGTACTCCTGAGCAACTTGCGATGGCTAAGGCCCAAGGGGAAGCGCAAAACCAAGCCTCCTTAGCTGCTATACAGCAAGGGCAAGCAGAGCAGATGCAGCAGGCTACACTTGGTCAAGCCTTTACTGGCATGGGTTCTGAGTTGTCAGTACAAGACTTAGCCATGCTAGGTGGGCAACAGAAGCTAGGCTTAGGAGCCTTAGGTGGTTCGTATATACCGCAGGCGCAACTGTTGGAGTCTATGCAAGGTACTCAACTTTACCCACAGCTACAGCAGCGCGGTCAGCTTTACGGATCAGGGCTGTTCGGTGAAGCGTCTATGGGCGGCCTTGAAGCGTTCTTGGGTGCTGGGTTGGGACAGGCTAACCTGATGGGTCAGTTAGGTACTGGATTATTAAGCGGCGCAGTCCGATAAGGAGATTAAGTAATGGCTAAATTTGGACAGAGTTTTATACAGTCGCTGACACAGCCGGGTTACAGCCAAGGAATGTTTGATCTTGGCACTGCGCTTGGTCAGGCTCCTGCTGTGGCTAAAGAGAAGAAAGCAAAGCAGGGTATGCTAAAGGATCTTCAAGAGGCTTTGATTAGTAACGATCCTTCTGTTATTGAAGCTAAAGGCGTTGCGCTTTTGGAGACTCAGCCAGAAATGGGTGTTAAGTTAATAGAACGCGCTCAGGCTTTACGGACTACAGCGCAAGAAGGAAGGACAAGCAGAGGTCTTCAGGGTGGCTTGTCAGCAATACAAGCAGCCGCTACTAGAGGAGTTCCGCTTGCTGACTTGGGAGAGGCGCAGAAGTCTGTCATCGGTCTTGGCGGTACGCGAGAGCAGATTGCTTCTGCGTACAAGGCAGGCGTTCCTGAAGCTAAGGAAGCACCTGAGCTTGACATTACCGAATCGACTATTCTTGTTGACGGTGTGCCTACTATGGTACAGACATCAACTAACAAAACGACTGGAGAGATTGTCAGTCAAAACACTATCGGCACTGCTGAGAGTACTGGCGGTAAAGGAGACAAGAAGGGCTTGACTGCTTTGTTTGCAGACGCTGGAATTAAAGTTGACTTGACTACTGAGGACGGCATCCGGGCTGCGCGTAACGTGGCGCTTACCGATATGACAAACGCTTCGCTTGCTGGTATTTTAGACGAAATGCTGCTTAGAAAGCTTCCTATGAATGCTGCTGAATCTATAGAGATGGTACGTAAATCTGATCCTGCCTTTGCAATTAACGAAGAGCTTGTTGAGAAAGCAGGACGCTTTAAAGTTCTTAGTGACTTAGGAACTGATGATGTAGCTGGTGTTGCAGCTTTGATTGAAAGAACTGTTACGTCAACAACAGAAAATGATCTACGTGCTGTTGCAGAACTGGACAGGTTTAGAGGATCTAAAGACATTAAACAGTCACTTGTAGACTGGGGTACTATGCTTGCATCGGGTAAGTTATCTGAAGACACTTTGCTTGAGTACACTAGAGTTATGGCAGGTCTTGAAAAGCTTGCTAAAAAAAGGATAAGCGACAGTATTGATAGGTTGTCAGTTGCGGCAGTCACAGAGAAAGAGCAGGAAGCTCTAAACACTGCACGTAAGTACTTTGGCGTTTCTGACGAAGTGGAGATATTATAATAATGGCAGATAAAAAAACTTCAAGAGTAGACGTAGGCGAAGGAAGTGTTTTAACTTTTTCACATCCCGCTGACTGGCCTGAGTCAAAGATTAAAGCGTACGCTAGGCTAAACAGAAGCAAGGCTACGTCTACAAAATCTACCGACACACCTACAGATAACAAAGCAGACGCTGACGAGATTACTGCTTTAGATATGGCAAAGCTTGGGTTGTCTAGGTTTGCTGTGCAGTTTGTCCCTGATGTTTTTCTTTACAGTCGCGACGAAACAAACGCCGCTCTAGAAAAAGCAGTAGGAGAGTCAGAGGGATTGTTTGACACTGTAGGTTCAACAATCATGGAAGGTCAAGCGGAGAACGCAGGCGTTGTTACGGAAAGAAGGGCAAGACAGATGGCTGGTGTGCCTGTAGAAGCAGAGCTTAGTCTTGGTCAGGAAATAATAGCAGGTCTTTCTGATCCTCTTACGCTGGCAGGTACGCCTATAAGAGCAGGCGTAACTAAGTTTCTAACAGGGGCTATCCCAGCCGCTACGTCTACTGTAGCAGGAACTACTGGAGGTGTTGTTGCTCCTGAGATAGTTAAAGAGTTGGGCGGCGGTCAGCTTGCTCAGGAAATGGCAGGCGCTGTTGCTGGCGGAGCTGCGGGATTTGTTTCTGGCGCTGGCGTTACTCCGGTTGTCTCTACAGCAACTCGTGTAGGCGCTGAAGGATTTAAAAAGTTAACAAACGCTCCTGAAGCTCTTGCGTCAAGTCAAGTCAGGTCTGAGTTAAATGCAATTAAAAGAGCCACAAAGCCTGAAGAGGTTGCTAACTCAATCAATGAGCTAGCCAAGCTTAAAGAAGAAATACCTGATCTAGAGCTTGGCGGTATCTTAGCGACAATGTTAGATAACGCTCCTGCGCGTAACTGGATAAAGAAGACTTCAGCGCAGAACAAGGTGTTTCAAAAAGAAGTTAATGATCTAGTTCAGCGCGAGACAGAAAAGCTTGCAGACAGGTTCGACGCTGTTGCTGGTATTGATCCTGCTGCGCCTGTGACTAGACAGGAAATTGAAGTTGTGTTTAAGAAAGAGTTTGACAGACAGGAAACAATCTCACGAGATAGGATTGACAGGCAGACAGCAAACATTGATAAGGTGCTGTCCGGTTTAACTGCTAGACTTACTGGCACAAAAGATGCTATTGATGTAGGCAGAACTGCAAACAAACTTCTTGATAGAAAAGAAGCCATGATCAGAAAAGAAGCTGACAAACTTTATGACGTTTCAAACAAGCGCGGCAAAAGTGTAAGGCTTACTGATAAGCAGGTGTTTGATGTTTGGAATAACTTCCGCAATGTACGCTTGCAAGATGTGTTTGGGCCTCAAAGCAAGGTAGGACAGCAGCTTGAGAAGCACTGGAAACCTACAGAGGTCGAAGACGTAGACGGTAACATGATGTTTGAGATGCCTAAAGTAACTGGCTCTGATCTTATCTCTTTAAAGAAAGCTGTTAACACTGAGATAACTAAGTTTTCTAAGCGTAACTTACGCGACGACATGCAAGCTAGTCAGACGCTTAACAAGTTGTATCAGACTAAACAGATAATACAGCAAACGATGGCAGACAAGGCGCAAACTGCACCGACGTTTATTAAAAGCTTGCGTGATGCTGATGCGTTTTACTACAAAGAGCTTGGACTTCCTATGAGAGCGGAGGGCATGCGAGACTTTACTGCAAAGCGTTTTGATCAGGGCGCTGCTGATGCGCTGATGAACTACCAGCAGGCTGAAGACTACGTTAGGTTTGTTGGTAAAGGTGGAGAAGCGGTGGTACGTCACGCTATAAGGCTTAAAGCAGAGAAGGCTCGTGTAATCGGCGCAGACGGTAACATAAACCAGCGTCAGCTTGATACGTTTATTAGGCGCAATCAAAGATTGATACAGCGTTTTGGAATGGCTGAAGAGTTTGCAGATACAGCGGGTAGACTAAGGACTATAAGAAATACAGAGGCGCGGCACAACCAAGCCTTTAACGAGCAGGGTACAAAGAACGCTCAGGGCTTCTTTAAAACAATATCCAACATGAATCTTTCTAAAGTGGTTGCGGAGATGCAGTCTAACCCAGCAAAGCGTAAAAGTTATTTAGAAGAAATAAACAAGCTAAACGAAACCGAAAAAGCCTCTGTGTTGTCAGGCATACGGCAAGAGTTTTTGATGGGGTCTTACGGAAAGTCAGATTCAATGGCAGACATTGTAAAAAGAAACTCTGAATTTGTTGATGATGTGTTTGGCGCAGGCTACGCACAAAACATACAAAGACTGGCATCAATAAGCGACAAGCTAAAGAAGATAGATTCTGTGCTGCTTGATAGTATGTCAGGTTCTCCTGTTATGGACACGGTGCAGGAGTCAATCGGTGTGAGCATTCCTGAGCTTGCAGGTACGTTTAGAAACCAGATACTGTCTCCGCAACGTAAAGTTATTAACACCGTGGCGCGGTCAGCCATCACAAAAGGAAAGGATAAGTTTTACAGCAAGTCAGCAGAAGTGTTACTTGATCCCGACGTTGTTGCAGAGCTTGCCAATCCTCCTACAAGCGAATTTGCTAAGGCCGTAAAGGGATCTAAAGAGGCTGCTATTAAGATAGGGCAGTATTACGTAGAGGCGTTACAAGGATCGTTAAGTCTTTCTACTATTAAGGCGTTCACGGCTGCGACTGATGTAACCACTCCAGCGGAACAAGAAGAACTAATAAGGGGAGCCGTAGCTCCCCAGTAGTGAACGTTAAAGTTCGCAGTTGTTACCAGTACAAGCCAGTTGCTGTGATCCTTCGGTCATGTCGCTGGCTTCTTCTATGTCCCAACTAAAGTCTTTCGGAAAGTCTTTGCATAACTTGTTATACGTTGACTTGTCGA